CGTTCTTTGTCCCGGAGTTAATGGGAACGCCGTCGGGTTTTTGATAATTGCCGGAGTCGCTCCCGCTTGAGGAACTTCTACAAATTTTGCTTTAATGTCAACCCCTCCGTCTAATTTGGATTGTTTGTAAAATTCGTTATTTGGGAACAAATTCGGTTGTAATTCTTTGCTAAAAAGCGATACTATAATTTCAGACATAATGTAAAAATTTTAATTTGGTGTTTACTTATTTAATATATTCTTGGTAAAGTTTTTCGAATTTTTCCGGAGCTGAGTTTTGCATTTCCTCCAAAGCCTCCGGAGCCTTTTCGCTAAAATCTCTAAAAGTCCAATTCTCGCGAGAGTCATCGCTTGATCCGTCCGCTTTTATTTTGTCGGTAATTTTTGCCGCTCCTTTTGCAACCGTCAAGCCTTCGATTAACTTAACCGTCCCCTCTAAGTCGTTGGTCGCTTGACCAATCCAAACGCTTTTGCTTTCTTTTGCGATCTTACCCTCAGTGATTGCAGCGTTTACGATTGTTTCAGCGTTCAAAGCTTTTGCAACCTTAATTTCGTTTGTCAACGCTTCGATTTTTTCGTCCTTGCCTACTGACTCGGTTGTCAATTCTGCAATTGAATTGGTTAATTCTTCAACCTTTGCCGCCTCGGCTTGAATTGCTGTAACCGCGTTAACGATTACGTCCTCGCTCGCGTTTTCTAATGATAAAAGAGAATTTAATTTCTGCATTTTTTCGGTGTTATTGGTTATAAATTTATTTGCTATTTCAAAAAGTGCCTCAACGTTTGATGTTGTGGCAAGTGTCGGCGAATTGCCTTTCGTTTTTTCGATCTCGTCAAAGAATCCCATTTCCAAAGCCTCAACGGCCGTAAAAACTGACTCTTTGCCCATTATGTCCGCGATTTCGTCCTCGCTGAGGTTTGCCTTTGCTCCTATCATTGTCTTTAAAGACTCAAGCATTTTACCCACTAGGGACGCCTCAACCTTTTGACCTTTTGGAACCTGTGGGCCGTGAGCGTGAAAAATCCCGTAATCCATAATTACTCGTTTGTCGCCCGCCTGTGAAATTATCCCGGCCATACTTGCCGCAATACCAACAACCCGCGTTGTAGTCTTGAAAGGCGCGTCTTGAATTGCTGAAAAGATACTAAAACCCTCAACGACTGAGCCGCCAATACTATTAATGTCAATTACAACACTTTCGACGCCTTCGGACGCTAAGTAATCAATTTCTTGAGCAAACCCGGCCCCGGTAATACCAAGAGCGTTGTTTTTGTCAATTGGTCGATTAATTGACATTTTCGCGGTTTTAACACCGGAAACAAAATTCGTTATGTACTCAAAAGTTTTCATTATAAGGCTAAATTATGTATTTTTATATTCTAAATTACCCGCCAAGCCTAAAAGCTTGGACCAAAAGGGACCAACAAAAAAAGTAAGATGTCGTTAAAAATAGAGGTTAAAGCATGGATTCACGGCCGGCGTCGTATGTTATTTGAGAGGGTAAAAAAAAAGAGAGACGTGAATAACGCCTCTCTTGTTCGTGAAATATTCGATTATTATTTTGATAACCACCCGGACGCAAAGCCCTAGGTAATATTCAAAAAGTCTTCTTTGTATTCGTACTGATCCGCCGGCGGTTCGTTTCTACCCCAAAACAGACAGTTAAAAATAATCGTATCTAACCCCGAGGCCGGAAAGTTTGGTACGCCGTCCTCGATTCTTATTTCGCCGGCCGCGTTAATAGAAACCCTACTTTCGTAAACCCTCCCTTGGTCCTGAGGTTTAGCCCATAAAGCCAAAGACGAGCCCATATTTATATTCTGAGCTTGCCCGTTTAAAGTTGCAATTATTGGGTCCGGGTAAACAAGTGCCGCGTAATCAATTTTAATAGCGCCTATTATTTCAACATAACCGTCCGGCCTTACTCTCGAAACTAAATACGGCATAATAGGAGGATCAAAAGCAACCCCCGTACCGAGCACCGCGTCGGCCCAAGCGTTCCGGGTAAGTTTTGCGCCAATTGCGCCAATTCCTAAAGCCGCTTGTCTTGAAAAATAAGACTCAGCAAGCCCAGACCCAACGCCGCAAGAAATAACAACCACCTCGTCCGAGGGAACAATTGCAGTGCCTCCGGGCATAATAACACCTTGCGCCCCTTGAAAACTAACCTCAACCGAACAGTTGTAAGAAACAAGCATTTCCTTGCTGTTTCCGTCGTCAAAAGTTCGGTTTACCGGAGCCGCCGCCCCTTTGAATAAGTAAATTAAGCCCGGAGCCGTCGGTCCTGTATTGTAAGTGCCGCCCGGATAATAACAAACCTCGCCGCCGCTTAAAATATACCCCTGACTTACTACCGGGTTTTGTACGTCCGTATTGTCATATTCGCAACCGCTTAAAATTATACCGTTTTCAAACTCTTTAACTAAAGGCAAACCAAAACCTTGATAATAAAGCAATTCGGGCAACTTTCGCCTTAAGTCCTCAAAGGAATTAAGGAGGTCGGCCCGGTTGTTTTCCTGTATTGTGACCATGTCCTCAGACCAGAAAGGCGCGCCTCCCGTATCGGTTTTTCCCGCTATACTTGTAAGCCTTGGAACTTTTGGTTTTAATATACTCATAATTAGTATGTTATTATTTTATAGTTTGTTGAATAAGGTTTTAATCGGTCGGCCTCGGCTTTGATTGCTTCAACTCCTACGGCCGTAAATACTGCAATTGGAACAAAGATAATAAACTCTCTGTTGACTGAGGCCTCGCTTTCGTTTCTCATGTACAAAGGAGGTTGTCCTTCGGACTCGTTAAACATAATGACCGGAGGCAAGCCTTCGTTTTCATTGAAAAAAATATTCGGTGTTATATTGTCGCCGCTATTATCAATATAAATGAGAGGGGCCGAAGTTACTCCGAATTTATTGTTTAAAATAGATTCGAATAAAATCCTTTGCCCGTTTTGCTTGCTTCTTTCGATTACGTCGTCCCGGTAAGGTCCGAACGTATCAACGTGAACCGTCTCAACCGGAGTTAATAAAGCGGTTAAATACGCGATATTTACCGGCTTTCTCTTGTCAACCGGCAAATAGTCGATTACAAAATCTTTGTACGTTATGTCGTAAATACTCATTATTTAAACGTTTGGTATTTGACTTTCCGGAGCCATTACAATTGTAGTGTTTAAATCGTAACCCGGAGCGTCCTCGGTTATTGCGTACCCCGCTTGAGCCTCTCGTTGGTCTTGAATTGGAACCCCTCCCGGGGCCGCCGTTGAAAATAATCTCATAACAGGGGTTAAGGTTGAGGTCCCAACTAGGGCCACGCCTTCGACCGCTTGCATAGCGTCCACAATAGCGGTACGAACAACAACCCCGTTAAAATTTACCGTCGAAATGTCTTTTAAATAGTCGTCAACCGCTTGTATTACCGCCGCCTTGACCGTGGCCGGGTTGTATTGACCATAGTAATATATTACGCAATTTTCAAGCCTTACCCGGTCCGCTTGTTGACTTGTAACGTCAACCGGTATGCCCGCGAACCCAATACGGGACAAGTAACTTTTTAAGGCGTTCAACTCGTTTACATCTAAAGGCAATAGAGGCGCCACCCCTTTTGCAACCTTAACAAGAGCCCGACCGTTTGCTTGCGTCTTTATCGCTACCCTTGTTACTATCCTAAGGGCCGCGTCAATAACCGGATAAGTGACCCGCCCGTCAATAACTTGCGTTAATTGAGGACTTGCCGCGTCGTACTGAAACTCCAAAACCCGGTTTTGTAGCCAATCGGAATTTCCGGGCACCGCGTTACGTGCGATTTGCTCGAGCTCAGCCCTTAAAATGTCGTTGAGCTGCTCCTCGGTTTCAATGGAGGCCGCAACTACCCGAGTTATTAAACGGAAAAAAGCAACCGCCGAGGCGCTTGTTAGTCCCGAAAGGGTAGGGTCGGCCGCTATTGCCGCCAAAATCTCGGCTTGTATTACTGTTATAGTTCTTGCCATGTCTTAATTGTCGTTTACGTCTTTAGCGGTACGAATACCGGGTTTTGTAACCGGGTTAATAATAACCTCGGTCGATAAATCTAATGTAAGTAAATGCTCAACGCCTTGGTCGATCCAATTAGTAGCGTCGATAACTCCGACGCTGTAATCCTGTAAAAAAACGTAATAATTGCCTCGGCTTTCGTCCGGCTCCTCGTGAACCCTTGAAAAGGTTTTTATAAACGGCGCCGCGTACCCTTGAAAAAAAGAATAAACTTTTTGTTTCAAATCCATTACTTTAAGAATTGGTTCGGCCCTCCTTTGCGTTGTCATTTCGACGCCAATATGGAAACGGACAAGCACCTCCTCGCTTTCTTGTACTCCCGCGCTTTTGTTTAAGTAATCGGCCCCGTCTGGGAACGATACAAACAAAGCCGGGAACCTGACCGGATTGTCTAGGCCGTCGTCAGCGTTGACAAACTGCTCGTTGTACAAATCTACCGTTTTAAATTCCGGTAATTTGTCCGCTATTCTCGCGAGAATTGTCTCAATTAATACCCTTTGCATAGCTTAAAATTACAGTATTTTTTTAATCCGGCTCTTGATTAGTCTAACAATTTTTTTATTTAAAACGCGACTTTCGCCCATAAATTTACGCTTTGGCATTTTAAACCCTTTACCACGGCCGGACCTAAGCCCGAAGTTGTGAACGCTCGCGTATTTTTGAATAGCTTCGCCTTTTATTCCAATTGTAACTTTTCGATAGCTGAGCCCGGTCCTTGCAATACTATCAAACAGTTTAGCGCCCCCGCCTTTACCAATTAAAATACCTCGGCCCGGATCAATTACCTTTCTTGATTTCCAAGTCCTGACCCGTCTGTCAAGAAAACCCTCTCTTTTAAAGTTGTCTTGAAAAAAGTTAACCGCCTCGTTTGAAGCAATTACAAGGATTTTCTTAATGTCAGCCTTAAACTTCTTTTGATCCTCGGCCAATTGTGGTGCTAATTTATTTCGTCGCTTTGCCATAGTATAGGACGCCGCCGTCGTCTTGCCTTGAGTCTGTTCTTAATAATACCTTTCGCCCTTGCCTTGCCTCCACAAAATCAAGTATAACGTCAATGTCAAATAAAAACCCCCAAGAGAAAGGATTCTCTTCTTGCGGGTACTGCTCGGAATATTCATTTTTTGCCTTCGTGTAAACGTCCATAATGTTTTTATTTTAATATTGATTTGTAATATTTTAACCCGGCCGCGTATGTTTTCGGAAGGGCCTCTTTGAAATAAGAGTTTCCGACAAAAAAGTTTTCGGACAAGTGAGCAAAAATTTCCTTGTCGCCGTTGTCTCGTTGATACTTTTTAGTATGACCTTGACCATAACGGCCCTTACTAAACCCTTGCAACGTGTCGGAAAAGCCGAGGGCTCGCTCCATTGTGTCGCCGTAAGTTCTTGACCTTGCCGGGTCCGACTTGAAAAACTCGCGCCTTTTTGCAGCCGCCGCGAAGTAATCGACGTCAGCCTTGCGCGCTAAACTACTCAAAGCCGGGGCCGTTATGTTTCGACCTCCTGAGGCTTTGGAAATAGCTTTTAGCTCCGATTCCATAACAAGCTTAAAGTCCTTAAACTCGGCGCTCGTGTCGTATTTACTTAATATTTGCCGCGTGTTGTAGTGTATCGAGTGCCCGAGCTCGTGGGCCACGACCTTGAATTTGTGGGTATTCGATACCTTGGTAAAACGGGTCGCCGTCTCGTCGAAGTATATTTTTTTCGTCCAATTGTTGTACCAAGCGCCTTCTTTTGCAAGCTTGCCGCTTACAACTTTTAAGCCTTTGGCCGCGCTAGTAATTAAAGCGTCCGGAACCTTGAACCCGACAACCTTTTCGACTTCATTTTGAAAAAGAAGCTCCTCGCCTTTTAAGCCGCCGTACTTGTGTTTCCCTGTGAACCCCTCAAGAGCAACAACTCCCGGCTTTTTGGTCGGCGTTCTCTTTATTACCTCTTTAATAATTGCCGGCTTGGCTAATTGCGCCGGAGCCGGTAGTCCGAAATTGTCCTTTTTAAAGGCCGCGAATTGATCCTCAACAATAAAATAAGGGTGCTCAGGACTAAATAAAAGCTTTTGCTTACCTGAGTTAATTTTCATGTAATCCGGTATTTCTGGGAGTGTAATGTCCTTGTCCGGAGTCTCGACCGCCTCGTCCACTTGTTGAACCGTGCACCGACAATTCCACCCGTTTTTTGGGTAGTTCTCATTCCAAAACTCATGCTTTACCGGTTTAAGTACACCGTCAAGGACTTTGTGGTCCTCTCTGACTCGGCCGTCGCCAACGGTAACGTATTTTAAATACGGGAAAATGTCGACCTCGTCCTCGATTTGCCTCCATTTTTCAGCCATTTGCGCCGATCCTTTCGCTTGGTTTATCTCAGTGCGCAAGTGATTGACATTGAAGTCGCCAAACGTTTTGCGGGCAAAATCCTTGTACTCCTTAAATGATCGGGTTACACCGTTCGCGTCAACCAAGTAGTCGCTCATTAGTTTTACTTGAGTAAAGGTTTTCGCTCCCGAGAAAACAAAAGCGTTGTTTCTCAAAGCGTTTGCAAAACCCGGATTTGGAATATTTGAAAGCTTAACCTCGTCGCTAAGCCCCTCAAAAAGCCCCTTTGAAAGGTGTTGAGCTATGTCCTCATACAATTGAGGCGGTAGGTTGCCCGGGCTATACTTGCCCGAGTAAACTCCTAGTATTATGTTGTCAATATAAGACTCCGACCACGTCGGGGCCGGAGTTTCTTCGAATGAGTCCTCAAGAGTATTGCAAACGTCGCAACTATGAGATTGTATAAAACCGTCGTAAGTCGTCGCTAAAAGAGTTTTTTTTTTAATCGCGTTTTTCACGTCGTCGGCCTTGGCCTTTGTTTTCTCTTTGTCTTTTGGGTCCGGCTCCGGCTCCTTTGGTAAGGTTCGCCCGTCAATTGGGGTGCCGTAAGTGTCCGTAAGGTAAGCAAGAGGCACGTCGTACCCTAGCTCGATAATTTTCGCGTCAATCTCGAATTGTTCCTTTTTAGTAGTGTTTTCTGAGTCGTCCCAAGCCCATAAGCCGGTAATATTAAAGCCGTGGTAAGCGTTTAAGAATGGGATCAATTGCTTATTTACCACGTCC